CAGTGTTTTACCGCTAACCGCATTGTCGTTGGTGTAGTTTACGGCCACGTTATGCGCCGTTGCACCGCTTGCCGTAGTGGTCACTAAAAACGGTTTAACGCCTTTTGTGTAGCGCATAGATGGTGTGCCAACCATTGTTTGTGCGGTAGCAGAGTTGAGCGAAATGCCTGGGTAATAACCCTGAATATCCACCAGCATTAAACAGCCCGGTACGGCTGTAGCTACGGCTGAAATTGCGCTCATGTTGATCAAGTGTTTTGTGGCTGGCGATACGTTGCCACCGTGCGGAATGCCGAAAATTTGCGTACCGTTTCCGGTTGTTTCGTCACATGCACGCCAGTTTAGCGCCGTGCCTGCCCATGCGTTTGCAACGGGCGCACCGTTTAGCATACTCATATCGTACCAGCGGCCAACGGCATAGGCCGAGCCGCCCGTAATTTTGTTAATGTATTGATCAGAATATTTGCCGTTTGTGGTCATCTCGTTGACCAGTGCGTCTATGCTGCTAAAACCCATTTTAAACCCCTGTAAATGTGACGTGCCCGCGCATGCCAATAGATGACGTTGCGCTGGTTTTTTGTATGAAATTTAAATATGCGCCATCATAAACTTGGCGCAATGTTGGGTGCATAAACAAATAATCTATCTCGGTAAACGTGTTGGCCTCGCGCAGTGTGGCTGGCACTAATGGGCGAACCAAAACGAGCGCAACAAAACCGCCCGCGCCCGTGTTTAATTGCACAGACTCAACGCTACGTATCCCAATATCCCCAGCCGCTAAATGCACAAACGGCGAACAATGCGCACCACTGGCAGCGCCCTTACCTTGAATGCAACCCACGTTCACCGCGTCTAAAAATCGCGTTGTGGTTTTTGCTACGCCGTTGCTGTTTGTGTAATTGATTGTCATCACCACGCCACCCGTGGTTTGCGGCGTAGTGCAAACGATCATGAGTTTTACGCCCTCGCCGCTTGTGTAGCGCGGTAACGTGGCGATATTGTCAAACTCTTGAACGTCGGTACTGTCGCAATCTATCAGCGGGTAAAACAGTAAATAATCGCACAACTCAAAATAACCGTGATTTATACCGAACTGAGTACCAAAACTTATGCTGCTGATATGTTTTGCTTTTGGCGCAATATTGCCGCCGGAATACAATCCAAAATTGCCCGCGCCGAATAATTGGGTTGATTCGTACTGCACGCCCACGTAGGCGTTGTATTTTGGCACGCCTGCGCCCATTGACCAGTCTGCCCAATGATCGGATAGCAGCGGTATAGGCGACGATGTTTTTGTGAAAAAACTATCGTAATTCCAGCCATCCGTTAACGCATCGGCCAGCGGTTTTACACCGCGAAAGCCCATGATTAATCCTCGCTACAAACGAGCGCGGCTGCTGAGAATTGCGGCTGAATGCCAGAGCTGATATTTAACGATGCGCTTAAAGCACCACTATATAAAATCTGACCTGCACCACTCAACACAGTGCCAACGCTAAAATGCGTAGCAGTAGCAGAGCCAGCGGTACACTGTGGGAACTGTAGCAATGCAGCGTTTGAGAAATTCGAGCCGCCGTCAGTCCAGCCCGTAGCTTTTGTAACGCTCACGCGCGCATAGCCAGTGTACGCCGCCTCGCTGGTGGTTTGCGTGCCTGCTTCGCCTGGGTCTGCAGTGTGCAATGCGATATACACGTTAGGGTTAGCGCGCCACGCGGGATCGGTGCCTACTAAAATCATTTTTAAAATATCGTTTTCGGTTGTGTTGCTTTTGCTCATGGTAAAACCTCGAAAAATGGGTGTAAAAAAACCCGCCGCAGCGGGTTTGTTTTTCTAACAATTAATAAATGTTTAACCGATTTTCATTAAACCGTTGGCTGTGCCATCGGTGTAATAAAACCCTGAGAGCGTTGTCGCGAGCGTGAGCGTTGTGCTACCCAATTTTATTGAAAGCGTAGCTGTGCCTAGGTTATGCACGCAAAAAAAACGCTTGCTGGCGGGCAATGTTAAATCACGCGCAACCGTGTGGCCGCTGCAGAAGAGCATAAAATATTTTTTAAAATCTTCTGCGCTAACTGTTGCGTTTGCGGCCGTTAAATCCACCGGCAAAAAATCTTGCGTGGCAGACTCCAAACCGCGAACCATTTCGTTTGCTGTCACAAATTGATCTACCTGACCACTGGCCAGCTCTGTTAAACCGAGAATAGGAGTTGTCATTAAAACCTCATACAGGATTTGGGTGTTGCTGCGACGGCGGCACAAATGCGCTGGTGTAGCGCGCCGCCATTGTTTGACGTAAATTACAAAAATATGCGCTCAACGATGACGCACCACCGTTGAAATTTGCACCAACATATAAATACGCTGTCGCAAACGTTAAATTGCTAGGAAGGCTCCCGGTCAACAACAGCGGCGAGCCCTCATAATAAAAATAATGCACGCCGGCACGCCTAACCCATGCAAAATGCCGCCACTCAAAATTCGCCAAACCAACAGCCCCCGACAAATTATAATTGGAGCCCCCAGAAAGAGCATTAACGCGCACAGAATCATCCCTAATAATCAACTGCCAATAACCCGACCCCGAACCCACGCACAAAACGCTGTTGCCAGAAACACTGTCTTTGTCAACCAAAAACAAATCAAACTCAATCGTAAAATCAACAGTACCCAAACCCAACTGACTGCTATACGCGACAGTCAAAAAATCGCCAGAACCATCAAATACAGCGCTCGACCCACCATTTTTAAATTCGGCGGTGCTAATTTTTGCATCACCATTTGCAACAACCGTTTTGGGCGTGAGCGATAAATCTGTAAACACCGTTGACCCGTTTGCTCCATTGCAATTTAATTGCAGTACAACAAAATCGCGATACAGATCACCCTCGCCCACAAACTCTCGACCCACAACATAACCGCGCCCAACGGCGGCCGAAACCTGATATATTTTTACAGAAAATGCAACTGGCAAAACGCCAAAATCGGCCACCTGATCCGTCGCTGAATAAATAAATTCCGCAGAAAAAACCTGATATGTATTTTTTAAAACGCCGCTATCGTAAATCTCAATGTCAAATTTTGATTCTTGCTCTCCGGCCGGCGCTGGCATACCCGTTGCCCACTGCGATGAGGCCATACGAGATCGCGGACTGAACGTGATAGTCCAAGTCTCAACATCCAAAACCCCATCAATATTCACCGGCGAAAGAGGCTTTAAATTTACACCGCGATACGTAAAATCAATTTCAGCCGCAAGTTGCGCATCTTGCCCTGTAGTTACCGATTTGAATTTTCTGGGGGAGTTTAGCGCTACTGCATCCGCGCCAATAAATGCATTGTCTGGGTCATCTAATAGCACCAGCAAATCGCCCGCGACATGCAGTGCACCAGCCCATTCTGTGCCAAACAAACCGCGTACAAACGTGCTCAATTTTAATGTGGTGCCAACCAACGTTGCATTTGCGTACTGAATTATTTCCCAGCGACCATCTACACCATAAGCGCAATAATTTTTCCCCGTTAACATTTGCGCTTCAGAGATTGAAAAAAAATCACCGGTAATAATATTTATTTCCAATTCGCCCACGCGGTTTATGACAAAATAATCACCAGCATCTAAATAATTTACCGCGCGCGCAATCGTGCAATTGGCAGGAAACGCTTGTATTGCATCGTAAGTTTGGCCGCTATCAATACTGCGCAGCAACACCCCGCCCCTCCAGTTTGGGCCACCGCTCATTACAGCACCAAAACCGTAGCCGGTTGTACCCTGCGCAATAGCCGGGATATCTAAAATAACTGCCAGCGATGCAGCCACCAGCGAAATATTTTCACTGGGCGGTGTAACAGCAACACCCACCGCACCGCTTTGATAAACCGCAGGCTCCGCACGGCGCGCAGAAACCTGAACGCGCTGATCAGCGGTGTAGGTGATGCTGGATATACGCACAACAACCCATACCCCCGCTGCAACCTCTGCAGTAACCACGTTAGACGGTTTTAGATATAGATATTTTTGAGGCCAAGAAAACTCGTAACTATCACGCTCAGCCCACGCTAAATTTATTAAAACATCCACCAATTTTGCAGCGTCATCCGCCGACAAAACAATTGCTAACTGCTGATTACGCTCGCTCACCGAGCGCGATGGAAAATCTGCATATTGCGTGCCGGTATCGTACTCCCTGTTGTAATCGATGTAGACGATAGAGTAGCGGCTAGGCAGTTGCGATTCGGTTTCGCGGTCTCGCCGAACCAGAGCGCCGGGCGAATCACCAGCGGCGCGCGCATCGCACTCAGAAAGCGGAATTGTTGCAACAGAACTACCGCCGCGCTTTACCGCTTTAATTGTGTAGCCGTCCTCAATTAAATCAAATAAATATGCAATTTGCAGCGGCCCAATTTTGCCGCGCGCACTACCAGCCTCTGTTATTTTATACCCAGCAACATAATCATTTTCTAACGCGGTTAAATCGCGCAATGCTGGAGCAACACCGGCTGCAGACATGTGCCGCCCAACTATTTTATCCAGCGATATTTTTTGCGCAGTATTAAAATCCTTAATGCGCCATTGCTCGTAATGTATTTTTCCGCCGTCGTAGACGGTGCTCCACCCCAATACAACAATGCCGCCATACACCGCAAACTGCAGCCCTAGCGGCTGGTCCACCGCACTGAACGCACCAAAAACATAATCACGCTCAATGTCTAGCGTATAAATGTTGTATTCCCAAATTCTGATCTGAGTGCCGGAGGCCGCCATCGTTGCGCGGTATAATATTTCGTCGTCATACCAAAGCATGTAATACGTGCCACCAGAAAAATCATTGGTGGCGCGGCTCAACACAATATCGCCACTGGGCGAGAGTTTTATAATGTGCGCATTATTGATAATAAAATAATGGCCATTACCGTAGGCGGCACCAAAAACAGGCTCATCACTCCAATCAAACTCACCCGCGTGTAAGCGGTCACCAAAAACTATTTTCAACCCACCCGATGTCGCCCAGCCTGCCACTGTCCACCCCGGCGAATTATCTGGAGGGGTACCGATAGTGGGATCATACTCATGCCAATTCAGCGAGTCATCAAATGTTAACCCCGGGCTGCGCTGAATATCGGCGCTGTAATCCCTAAACACTCGAGACCAGCCAAACTGCACATCAAATAAATGATCGGTAGCCTCTGACTCGCCATAACTTTTGCCCTGCTCTATAAACAACCCGCCGGAAACAGAGAGACTCCGAACCGAGACATGGTTTTGGCGCCACTCGCTTGAACCATAATCATAAATATAGCCGGGGTATGAAATAATAGATTCGAGGATTTTTTGAAACGGCAGCTCATCAACATCTGTTGAATAACCTGAAATTACCTCCACTTTTATGGGGCAACCCTGCAGGCCATTACCGTACTCGGTTAAATCAAAATCATAAAAAATAATGTACGCGGTGCCCTCATAGCTGGGGCAATTGCCAACGCCTAGCACAGCCTCCATGCGCGAATCTGGCTCGGTTTGCGTGCCGTCGCAATACATCCACTTTGGCACCAAATCCTCAGGGAACACAGTGCCAGGCGGTGACCACAACCGCTGCCCAGCATTGGCGGCACTCTGCGCAAGCGTTTGCCAATCCACACCCTCGCCCACCGAATAAATTAATTTGCCGCCCGCCCAAATACGGCGAATTTTACTACCGGGCATTGCCTCGCCAATTGCGACAGCGAAGGTGGCGAAATAAGTGGTGGTAGTGTAACTGCCCTTTGGAGCGCCGCCCTTGCCACCTGTTTTTTGTTTTTTGGCTACGGCTTTGTATTCGTTATTTTCTAAATAAATAATGCTGCCCGTGTGCGCAATGGTGCCGTGCAGGGTGGCAAGGCTTACGCCGTAGGCCGAAGAATTAAACCCTGTATCCCCAAGCGTGGGGCCTTTTAAATCGGGGCCGGGGGGCGGATCTATCATACCGCCGAGAGTAGAACCGATAAGCAGCCCGCGCCCAGCACCCATAAGAGTGCCACCTATTGCGGTGGCACCCAAAAACATAAACCCGAGCGCAGCACCAACAACCCCACCAATAACAGTTCCTACTATTTGCCCGGTGGATTTACTCATTTCACAAACCTATAAACAGCGGTTATTTTTTTAAGCCATGCATCATCAATGCGTTGCTCTACAGTGCGGCCAATATCATCGTAAGCGTGAATCATGTAGCCGTTGCCCGCGTAAATTCCCAAATGATTTGGCGCGGCTTTTATGCTCATTAAAATCACATCGCCCGCCGCCATTTCTGCAACCGGTACCTCAATTAAATTGGGTTGCGCGTTTAAAAATTCTTGCAATGAATTTCTATAAGGCAAACGTGGGTAGCCTTGCATATCGGCATGCTCAATACCCAATCTTTTTGCGCAATGAATAATTACACCGGCACAATCTAAACCGCCGCAATAGGCATCACCAAATTTTTCACCATAGCCACATAAACGGCCTTGGTGCCTAAAGGGTGTGTTTAGGCACTCGCGGGCGTAACTAACAACATCATTCATTATTGAGCGCCGAATTTTGATACGGTGGATTGTTGAGGAACATGCGGGAACCCTCCAAAGCGTTTTCCGTTGGCGAATTTTGTAATGCAATCTTCTGTGAAACGTTTTCTGCAACCGGCGCGAATAATAAATTCATCGCCAATTTGCGGCGTGTAATAAAACGGGTATGAAAGTGTAATAGTGCCATCTGCCAAATAGGTTTTTACAAAGGTATAACTCAGGCCCGCATTCAAACCCGTGGTAAAGGTGATTTCACCATTGCCAAACCAATCCGCAGCGTACACACCATTAAACGCCGAGGCGCGAAACACCATGGCGCTGGTTACGCTGGTCACAGTGCCAGCATGATCATGGGTGGCAGAATCAATTTTGCAGCGGCTTTTATCGCTAGCAATCAGCTCACCGTTTACATGCGAATCTGTAAAAAAATATAAGCACCCGGGCGTAATTAATCGGCCAGTGGTTTGGTTTAATAAATCCATTAGGGACAATAATTCAACGGTGTAGCGCTCATCCTCTTCACGGGTTTTGCCCATGATATAAACGCGATCTTCCTCTTCATCCTCAACGGGGCTTGCCCAATCGGTGAAGAAGGAATACACATAGGCACCATCCCATTTGGCGCTATCAATTTGTTCGCGCGTGATTGCATCCACACTGTAAACGCTACCGATATCGATAACCGTTGCACCGCCCTCAACCGTGGCGCTTACATCGGTTTTGGTAGCAATATCGCCACTTTCGTATACCGTGGCATTGCTCATGGTAAGTGCCATTGGGTAACGCAACACAAAGCGCAAAATGGTGCCGTCTTTCGCTTCAAAACGAATGCATTGGGTGCGGCGTTCTAGGTTTACGGTCATGGGTTTAGCACCTCAATTAGCGCAATGCCGCTAATTTCTCGCCAGCCTTTTTCTAGTGCGCTTACATCAAACGAATCGACAAATGCACAGGGGATATCGAATTTACAGCCGCCCGTTACCGCACCCACAGGCGCAACACTAAAGGTGACCATGCCGGTGGTGTAATCCACCGTGAAACCTGTAGTAACCACAACGCCAGCCACTGCAATTTTTGCAGTATTTGCATGGGGTTTATGTAACAAACGCTTGGGGCGGCCAATGGTGGGCAATGCAGCTTGGCCTAGGCCGTATTCTTTTTGCAGCTGGTAAACCGTGGCAGAAATTTGTTTTAAGGTGCAATCCAGCGCGGTAGGTTCACTCACACCGTCTTGCGCGGTGGTGTGGTCATCATGCGCGTACACACGAAACGCAGCGTAAGAGCCGTACACGCGGCGGTACAGACTAACCACGCTCGCCGCAAGGTCAGTATTTTTTTTAATGTAGTCAAACGAAAAAGCGTATTGCGGCACCGGTGAAATTAATTTTGTGTAGCGGTTATTTGCGGAATCAACGCTAACATCCACCGAAAACATTTCTTGGCTTTGCATGCCAATGCGCACAGCAATAGGCAAGCGATCTTCTAAGAATGGCATTAGGTGTACCTCTGTGCGCGTGAAATTCCCGCTGCAACCGCACGCGATACCGCACCGGCTGCTTGGCGCGCCTCTCTGGAATCTTTAATGCCACTCATATTGATATGAATTACATTTGAGCTGCCGCCACCCACGGCACCAACACGGCCACTGTTGCCAGGTATTAAAAACTGGCGGCCACCCGAGGCGAATAATTCTGGGCGATTATTTTCACCCACCTCATAAAATTTACCGCTGGTAACGGGGCCGCCCACCGCTTTACCGCCGCCAAATAAACCAGCAACACCAGCAAACAAAGCCCCAACTCCGCCACCGCCAGCCGCACCACCAATACCGGGGAAAACCGCGCCCATAATGTCTGCAGCAATGGCCTGGGCGATCATTTTTTTAATCATGTCTTCAAAGACTTGCAGAATGTCTGTTTTGCGACCGCTTAGGCCGTCATAGATGGCATCACCAATACCGGATTGCATATCGCGGTACATATTTTTGGTGATTTCGCTCATTTGGTTTGTTTCTTTTTCTAACTCTTCCATGCGTTTTTTATTGAGATTACCGATAATTTCGCTGGTTTCCTCTTCGGTCTTCCCCCACTTTTTGACTGTTTCAATTTTTTCATCGTAGGCTTTGTTGATTCGCTGCTCACCGGTCATAAGAGATTCAAGAATTACCTCCCGATCTTCCGCAATTTTCTTTGCCGCCTCGTCTGCTTTTTGTTGCTCAGCGACCAAATCAATGCGTTTGGCTTCCGCTTCAAACAAGGCAACGGTTTGCGCAGTAGCTTTTGCTAAATCACCATGCAAAGTGCGGTATTGAATTTTTTGTAACTCGGTTGCATTCATGCCAAGGGTGGCGCGCTCACGCATGGCGGCGAGCTCAGAATTCAACCCCTCTTTAAAGCGGGCGGCTTCCTCGCGGGCTTTTTTCTGAATCTCTATAACGCGCTTTTCAGCGTCTTCAGTTTCCTTTGTTTTGGCCAATCTCTTTGCAAGCGCCTCCGCTTGCTCAGCTTCATCAGCATCTCTAGACCAAACATCCTCGGTCTGCATCTTAGGCGCCAGAAGCTTTTGTTGATCTGCAGCAATACTTTTTAACAGCGCTGCACGCTCTTTTAACAGCTCAGCTTCTTTTGCAATAAAATCACCAGGCTTTGCACCAAATGCAACCTCCGCACTCAGAAAATCTTTTTTTAATACCGCATCTATAGTCGCAAGGCGTTTTAACTTGTTTGCGATATCACCATCATCAAAACCATTTTCCAAACCGTCCGCATAGTCTTTTAACGAAACGGTTAATGAAGCCAAGCCAACAACTGATTTCGCTGCAGCTGAGGCCATAGAGATAAGACCGCTTGCAATTGAAGCTATATTTTTTTGCGTTTGCGGATCAGAAAGTAAATCTGAAAATTCAGAAAGTGGCTCAATAGTATCGCGGGCAATAATGGTGCCCATATGCGCAATAGATGTATTTAGGGCATGAATATTACCGTTAAACTTTTCTGCAGCCTTACCGGTTTTTTCATCCAACACCCCACCCACTCGCTCAAGTTCATCACCAGCCGCTTTTAGGCCTTGCTTACCACCATTGAGCAATGGAATTAATGCAGCGCCAGATTTACCAAATAAATCCTGCGCTATTGAGCTTTTACGCGCACCATCTTCAAAATAGGTAAAAGACTGAGCAACTTCGCCAAACAATTCGTTGGTCGTTTTTAACGAACCGTCCGACTTTTTAATATTAATACCGAGAACATTAAATGCCTCTGCCTGCGCACCCGTTCCCTCAGCCGCCGCAACAATGCCTTTATTGAATTTACCTAGCGCGCCAGTTAAATCACTGAATTCAACATCTGCACCCTTGCCCGCGTGCGCAAGTTTGGAGAGCTCACCAATTTGCACGCCGGTAATTTGCGATTGCTTGTACATAGCATCCGCATTATCAATTGCCGCTTTTGTAAGCCCCGCTATAACCGCTGGCCCCGCAGCAGCCGCAATCGACTTACCGATTTTTACCGCCATCTGTTCGTATTTTCTGGCGTTAGATTCCCACACACGCCGCGCACGGCCTAGGTCTGACTCTAGGCCAGCAAGGTTTGCCGCCAAATCAATTGTTAATGTACCTAATGACATTTTTTACCAACCTAGTAAATCATCTAGCGCAGCGTCTGCAGCGGAATCGCTATCAAACTCTTGCGGGGGCTCTGTATCGGTTTCTCTCTGAAAATCAACGATGTAAAAAGCCATCCACCGAACAAATTCAGCAGAGGGCATTGCGTTGATTTCAGCTTCAGTTTTGCCAAGATCGCGCGCCAACCTGAACTTAAAATACAGCTCAGGCCGGCGCCTTAGTTTTTTGCTTCTTCCTCTTGGGAATCCACTGCAAAACTATTTAGGCGAACAATTTCATCGTAAATTTTGCTGATAACAGCGGGGGATTTTTGCGTAAGCGCGGCAATGTCTTCTTTGGTAAAACAACGCGCGCCGGTTGAATCTACAATGGAGCCAATCAGCAAACCGCATTGCACCTGCAAATAATATTGCGAAGCGGCAAGAGCATCGTTTTTGGCGATATCCTGCATTTTTCCAATATCAACCAAGAAATCCATGCGCTGCTCTACACCGAGCGATCGCAAATGCACTTTGCCGCCCCACTCGGGCACATCCAGCACTTTTATTTGGTTGTCTTGAACCGCAAGAATGTCGCTTTTGCTGAGTGGTTTATCGGCAAAAAAGCCGAGCAACCACATTAAAATTGATTTTAAAAACTTCATGTTAATTAAACCACGCTCAGTTTTTTGCCGGATACACGCACAGAAAGCGAGCCGGTATTGCGGCCATCCACTGCGCCGGAATCGTTGAAGGATTTAACGGAACCGTAAAAGATTTTGAAGTAGCCGTTACGCTTTTTAATTTTGAACCAGCGAGGCAAACCGTCTGAGCGAGCGGTTTCTAATTCAATGTGCGCAAGATCGGTTTCTACGAAATGCATATCGGCCGTGAAGGTGCCGGGGTCTGGCAAGCCGATATCAAATTCTTTTTCATCGCTCACCATGGTGGTTACATCTTGCTCAGCAGCACCGGGGTCATCAAAGTTGTAACCTTTGTGCTGTTCGCTTTCTACAAACGTGAAAGGCGTTGCAGTACCGGCGCTCGACCATGTGGTGTATGCGGTTGAATCTACACCCACCAACTCAAAGGTGTTGGCAGTGAGCACTTTAATGGGTGCCTCTGTACCGTTTAATTCAACCATGCCCACAATGGCCGCCAGCGCAACCACTTCGCCAGTTGCCATGCCGTGCGCCGTTGAGGTAACCACTGCAGGGTTTGCTTTTGAAATGCCGGTAATGGTTTTTGCAGTACCAACACCAACAATATTTTGAATAAAGAAACGGGTGCCCTGAGAGGAAACCGCTTTTGATTTACGAGCCATAAATTTCTCCAATAAAAAAACCCGCACTAGGCGGGTTTGTTAGGTGTTGTTGTTAAAAAATTGTTAAGCGTTTAAGCGTCTTGCCAAATGGAATATTCAAGCACTACGTAATACAGTTTTGTTGTTGGGTCTTGCAGGTCGCGATCGCTAATAAATACCGAATCAAAACCCTGATAATCTTCAATGGCATTTTGTACAGCTTCTGCCAGTGATTTTGCTTGCAGGTAATCGCTGGAAAAGCACGAAAACTGGAAGCGGCCATTGCGCAAACAGCCGCCCGAAACCATAGAGCCTGCACGGTTGCCCGCAACCAACTGGTAAACCACATAAGGCGCAGGCTCACCTTCTGGCATGGTGAGCGCGGCAATGCGTTCTTCTACAATGCTCACAACAGCAGAAGAGCCCAACAACGCAGTGCGAATATCGGCTTCAATCATCTTGGCATACTCGCTTCACGGGCAATTTTTTCAGCTTCTTTTACAACGCGTTTTTTCAAAATGCCTTCAAACTGCTGCAATGCTTCGTATTTTTTTTCTTCATAAGCTGGGCGCATGAAAGGCGATGCCGCGTGATGCGCGGTACCGAACTCTTGAAACACCCAGTAGAACGGGTCATTGGGATTATTAGCGCCCTTTGCCCCACCATTAGTTTGACGAAACGATAGAATTTGTTTACCTGTTAGCGGCTTTACGCTCACATAAACGCCGTATTTATCGCGCTTGGATTTTCTAACGGTAATGTTTGCTTTAATGGTACCGGCCTTGCGGTGAGGGCTTGGCGTTTGCAGCACCGGCGCATTGGCCTGTGCCTGCTTACGAATAGTTTGCGCGCCAGCACGCAGCGCAGCGCGTACAGCACGCTCACCCAATTTGGCGGGCAAGGCATTCAGGGTTTGCTTTAAGGCCTCAAGGCCATGCATGCGAACCTCAGCCATTGCTTGCGCCCTCTGTACATAAAATTTCTAATTCAGAATTTTTTTCGCGCAAATTAAGCGCGCTTTTAATATCAAAAACGCGGCCCTTGTAAACAATGCGCGTGGCGGTGGTCACACCTTCAAAATAACGGCAACGAATACGGTGAGTGATTTCACCCTGCACCTGCCCCGCCGCTAAAATTTCACGCGCACTAATCGGCTCTATGGATACCCAGCGGGTACCGGCTGGCAAATCTAGCCAGCCATCATCCAAATGGCCCACTTCGTTTTTAAGCGTGGAGCGCTTTTGGAAAGTGGCGCGTTTGTTTAGTTTGCCGGCGCGCATTAGAAATGCGCCCAGCGGTATGGTGCCCACAAGCGAGTCGTGGTTAGGTCAAGCTCAGTACTAATTGTTCCAGTAATAACGGCCTCTCGACTTTCATACCAATGTCCAATCAACAACAGCGCGCCCTGCTCAATGGTTTTTGTGATTTTTAAAGTATTGCCAACAGGGTCTGGCAATGTCGCATTGCTGGCAACCAGCGTGCGGTTTGAAAATACGCAAAAGGCATCCACCGCGGAATCAATCAAGTGCTGCAGGTAAACCTCTTCGGTGTCGTCATCTGCTTCAAGCCGAAGGTGGAGCTTTACCAAATCGATATCAATCATGAGGTGGCCTTAAAAATTTACAGATTTATTTTGCAGCTTTTTTGTTATTGGCCTGTGCTTCGGCTTCTGCTTTGGCCTGTGCTTCGGCTTCTGCTTTGGCCTGTGCTTCGGCTTCTGCTTTGGCCTGTGCTTCGGCTTCTGCTTTGGCCTGTGCTTCGGCTTCTGCTTTGGCCTGTGCTTCGGCTTCTTCGTCAATGACTACGCCCGGTAAAATATTGCCATTAATATCGTGCGTGATAGGCGGCAAAACGTTCGTTGCGTCTTTTGTAGGTTCGGCAACTTTTAAATCATCAATTGCACAGCGCGCAATTTCATCGTCTACGTCATGCACACCCTTGATAAACTCCACAACAAGAATACCCAGCAACGCATATCGAAACGCTTGATTAACTTTTATCAAAGCCATGATGTTTTTCTCAAAAAATAGGTTAATAAAAAAGGCCGCACCAACAGGGCACGGCCTTTTTTCTTTTACGGCTATGAATTAAACGCTGAGCGTTAACACCTTAACCGCTTGCGAATCTACCAACATGCCACCAACGCGCTTGGTGGTGTAGAAACCCACGTTTGGCTTGTTGGTGTAGGGGTCACGCAATACGCGCACACCAAAGCGATCCACAATGGTATAGGCCGATTTGAAATCACCGAACAATACCGCGTTAGCCGCCGAGGCGATTGCAGGCATATCTTCGTTTTCGGCAATGCCGTAACCGTTCAACATAGACGGCTGACCAGCTTCTAAGCCTGGGCGCCACAAGTATTGGCCGGTGGAATCTTTCATGGTGCGCACTTTAAACAGCGTGAGCGTTGGCATCATGAATTGGGCGGCTTGGCGGTAGGCGGCTTTGAGCGTGTAGATTAATTTCAGCACATCATCGCTATCGAAATCACCCGCTGTGCCTGAGTGGATTTTTTCTAGCGTGCCAAATGCGCGCGCGCCGTCTGCAGTTTGCGCCATTGTGTAGGCGAGAATGCCTTTGGGCTTGTTGGTGCCATCGCCAGACAAGAACGCTGCACCTTCTTTCTCGTTAAATTCGCGAGCAACTTCTGCTGCAAGCCACGCCTCTGCATTGAAAAACATATCGTCTAACGATGTTTGAGACGCTTGTGGGTTTGCGTAAATCTCACCCATGAACGCGGCAACTTGAGCAAGCGTAGGCGTGTTGGTGGAAGGACGTGCCGCCGTTTCGCCAACCCAACCCGAACCGGTGCCCGCGAGGTTAACCAGTTTTTTATAGTCTGGCGTGCCCACGGTAATTTGGCTGCACACGGCGCGCATTGGCGACATGTTGCGCTGCAAATCAATAATGCTACGGTCAATTTCTTCTGGCACTGCGTAACCGCCATCTGCCTCTACACCGATAGACAAGGCCTTGCTTTGCAGTTCGCCCAAACCATCATCGCGACCCTTGCGCAGAAATTGGTTGTAGGCGGTTTTGTGCGCTTCAACGTCTTTATTTGAAGCGTTTGAACCTGGGCGTTTTAATGCCAGCAACTCATCTTCAATTTGTTTTTTGAAGGTTTCAAATTCGCTAAGCTTTTCGTTTAAGCCTTCAACTTGGCCAGCGAGTTTTGATTTTTCTTGATCAACCGCATCAATGCGTTTGTCGTTTACTTTTTTGAATTCATCAAACTTGGTTTGAATTGCTTCGGCTACGTTTGATAAGTCTTTTTCATCTAAAGCCATGATAGATTCCTCTAAATTTTAGGCATAAAAAAAGGCCGCCTTGCGGGCGACCTTTTTAATTAATTTACGTGTTAAATTTTTATTGCGTTAACCATGTTAATCAACGCTTCTGCGCCCGCCTCTCGCGGTGCAAGTGCGCTGTAGCCTTTGGCCATAATGCCTTTGGCTTGCGAGCTAGAAAACCCTGCCTCACGCAAGGCTTTTTCTACTTTACTGGGTGGCGGTATTTCGCCGCGATCAAGCATGCCTTTTACTTCTGCAATACGTGCCTCATCGTTAGACGGGAAGGTAACGAGCGACACCTCCCATAAATCAATATCTTTCAATTCGTAGGCTTGCTTGTCTTTATTCCACGCGTAATCGTTGAGAATGTAACCAATGGATAAACCGGTAATACTGCCCGCTTTCATGTGGACGTGTGCGCGTTTTGCGAGTGGGTCGCCATCAATTAATAAGCGCCCTTTCACGTACAGGCCTACATCGTCTTCACGCATTTCAGTATAAATGCCGATTGGTTCGCTCATGTTGTGTTGCCACAACAACGCAGGGAGCTGGCCTTTTTCGCTCCACTTTTTCAATGATTTTTGAAATGCGCCAGGCACTACAATATCGGAATAAGAATCTTTAACGCCGAACACAGAGCCGTAACCCTCAAACTCGCCCGAGTCGCTAACGGATTTTAGGTTTAGCGAAAAATCAAGCCGCTGTTTTGTTTGCATCGTTTGCACCTTGGTCTTGGTCTGGGTTTGTGGTCATGTTCATTGGCGTTAAATAGATATCGCCACCCTCGCGAGGGTTTAAATCTTCAAGGGCGCGGCAATCGTTGGGGCTTAATATTCCCCATTGAATGCCTTTACCGTATTGATTGTAACGAGTAGCTGTATCGCCACGGAGCAATGCACCGGCATTGAACTTTGCGTAATAAATTTTTTGATCTTTTGCACTGAGCAAACCTACTAAAATTCTGCCTTCTACACGGGTTAGATATGGCACTAAGCCATAATTCATAAATTGCGCGCCCAGTGTTTCGGTGTTGTTTAACGATGCTTTTTCAATATTGGCAACCAAGTGCGGGGGCACACGGTAGATTGCACAAATCTCATCGCGCTGGAAGCGGCGAGTTTCTAAAAATTGCGAGTCTTCTGCATTTAGGCTGATTGGCTTCCAATCTAAACCCATTTCCAAAATCATTGGCTTGTAAGCATTGGCAACGCCCATATGCTCGCCGTGGAACTGCGTTTTTAATCTTTCAAACGCCTCATCACTTAAAGTTTGCTCTGTGCGTAGCACGCCGCTGGTGACTGCGCCATTGGTAAATAAGCGCGCACCATGCTCCTCGGTTGAAAGACCTAAAGAAATCGCTTGGCGAGCATAAGCAATGGGGTTTAATCCATTGAGGCCATCAACTGTGAATATGCGCACATGCCAAATTTCGTCTTGGCTTAAGGTTCGCGTTTCATTTTTAAATCTAACTTCATAACTGACAGTCCAATCCTCGTTAATTTTTGGCTTAACGCGTGACGGGTCAATGGGTAGCAGCTCATAAACTTCGCCAGCAATAGTGTTTTTGTATGCGTAAAAATTACCACGCAAGCAAAGGCACACCATTAGCAGCTCCCAAAACTCTTGAGCTGTCATGTAGCTGTTTGGCGCAACGGATAAAATACGATTAAGGCGATGGGAAACCGCAATTTCCTTTTTATCGCCAACCTGTTTGTACAATTTGCACGGCAACATGCCAAAGGATTCAGCCAAGACACGAACGCATGCAAACACGGTAGTGAGCTGCATTGCGCTCATTGTGCTTACGCTTTTTCCAGTAACCGTTGTGTATTCTTGCAATGCAGCCGCAATTTTATCGGGCGTATCAAGAATTACAGGGTCGCTTTTGGTGAAAAATGATTTAATTTTTTCAAACATAGATCATTTCCACCGCGTAATTCTTTGTCATAGGGTTCTAATGCCATGCTTTAAAATGTGCTCTGAAAGGCTATCGCCTTTATCAAGCACTGAATTTATTTTTCCAATCGCCATGAGCAGCGCAATTATTCCATCCACACGGCCCGTGGCTTTGTCTTTTGCAATTTTTCTATTGCCTGCAGGGTCACTAACAACCACCGCATTAGCTGCACACCACGTTAAAACAGGGTTGTTGTTGTGGCGCAGCTGATCGTTACTGATAAGTGTTTCTAGTTGATCTACGGCGGGCGCCATATCTTTGAAGCCTTGCCCGAATTCGATCATTGGCGGCAGCGTTACACCTTCATCTTCTGCAAGCTGTTTCAAGTCTGCTATGCGCCAGCGATCGTATGAAAGGCTTGCGATATCAAACAAATCTGCAAGCTGCGCAATGCGATGCAAAACGTGTAATTTGCTGATTGCTTTGCCGGGCGTTGTTTCTAAAAACCCTTGATGCTTCCACGTTGGGTATTCAACGCGGTCTTTATCGGCTTTTTCTGCTAGGCCATCTGCAGGGAGCCAGAAAAATGGCAGCACTCGCCAGTAAGGGTCATGCTCTACCGGCTCAAACGCGAGCACCAGTGACGTTAAATCGGTGGTGCTTGATAGGTCTAAACCGCCGTAGCAGGTGCGCCCATACAGCTCGAAGTCTTCAACAGGGTCTTGGCCTGAATTGCGCCACGGTTCGTAGCCAATCCACGGCGAAATTGCTTCTGTCCAAATGCAAAAATTTAATCGCTTAACCAAACTTTCTTTGGCAGGCATGCCGCGCGCTTGGGTTACCTGATCGCGCAAATATTTTTCTTGAATGGTTACGCCGAGTGATGGGTTTGCTTTTATCCAGCATGCCTCATCGGTAAATGGGTCATCACCATCATCAAGGCCGCAGATGTACGCAAAAAACGTGTCGTCTTCGCGTGCGCCTGCGCAAACTTCGCCACCAAATTGGTGGTATTCCCAACACACGCTTTTGCGATCGGTACCGCTATTGGTAATCATCAACAGCATTGGCTGTTCGCGGAATTTAAAACCCGCGCGAAGCATCTCAATGACTACGCCGCTTTTGTGTTCGTGCACCTCATCGCACAACCCTATGTGAGGGCGTGGGCCTGATTGACCGTCATCTGCAGCAATGGGGCGAAAAAAACTATCGGTGTCGTGGTATGCCAGGTTCCATTCTTTGCCACGGCCACCACTGCGAGCGATGCATGCGTCAAGGTCTGGCGATTGATCCACCATCGCAACAGCATCGCGAAATAAAATCATCGCTTGGTCTTTCTTGGTGGCGGCCGCATAAATTTCAGCGCGGCTTTCACCATCGGCAATCATGCCAAACAAACCTAAGCCTGCAGCGAGTGGCGATTTGCCAGAACCCTTTGCAGTTTCAATGTAAACAATTTGGAAGCGGCGCAGGCCAGTGGCTTGCCATTTCCAGCCGTGCAAACTGCCAACAATAAAGCCTTGCCATAGCTCTAATTCAAACGGTTTGCCTTCAAATTTACCGCCGTTTAAACGCAGTACAGCGGGGAAAAAACCTATGGCATAGCGGGCGGCTTCTACATCCCAAAACAATCCACGCTCATGGCCGCTTTCTAAATCGCGCAAATGTCTTGCGCAGGCGGCGCGAACGTGGGGCCCTGCTAAAATTTCGCCAGAATTTACACGTGTTGCGTAGTGACTAACCGGGTCGTTTATTTCCAAAATACTGAGCAGCTGGGGTTGCTGAGGTGCCGCTGTTTGCATTTCCAAACAAATCGCCTTGTAGTGTTACGTTTACTTTTGATCGCGCACTGGGTGACATACCAAAATCACCGAGAGAGCTTTTGATTTGCTCTACTGCGCGGTTGCTGATTTGCAACCAAACGCCCATTTGCTTGTGGCCATTCGGTGTTGTTTCAACCAATCCACTTTCTTGCAGTTCTTTTAACTTTAATTCGGCATATTCCCATCGAGAAAATGCAGCGCAATAGATGGCTATTGCAGCTCTATCTATCTTTGCTATTAAGCCAAGTTTTTCTAATTCAGGAACAATGAGCTTCCACTCGCGCCTAGCGCCAGCATCTAAATGTTTTGGTACCAAAGGAATCTCAACGGGAACGCGAGAGCCATCAGATAAAACAGAAAATTTCTTTTTACTTGGATTGCCGTTTATCAAATGAACATTGGCGGGCAATGATTTTCTACCCATAAAAACAACCTTGAATTATCAAAACGCAAACTTACCAAGGGAGCACCCCCCCTCCAGAATTTCCCGCTCATGCAAAAAACGATGTGAGACCGGTCTTTAGGCGGCAAGGTAAAACCTTTTTTACCTCCCCCTCCCCTATCTATTCCAGTGATGATTCGCATCAATTGGAACACCATTTAACCCGCAACCAACAACAAGCCCAGACTTCTCTAGGCGTTGCTTATGTGAGTCATGGCAATGCTTACAAAGCGCCTGCCAGTTCTTGCGATCCCAAAACAATTTTAGATCGCCTTTATGTGGAACCTTATGATCAACAACACAAGCCGCAACAACCAAACCTCTCTTGCTATGATCACTACACAGCGGATTGTCACGCAGGAAATCAAGCCGAGCCTTTTGCCACTTACTACCGTATGAGCTACTTATACTCACCACGCTCAGCCACTCTACACCCAGGCGACACACACGCAGCCTTTACATCAACACCCAGCCGCTTAGCAGTCGCGTTAGTAACCGGCTTAGGGGTGGCAGCAACAGCAGGCACAATAGCCACCCAACCGCTATACAAACCATTGGTGTCGTACACAGCCAACTGATACTCATACTCACCCGCAGCAACACCCGCCAGCACATAGCTGGTTGCGGTACCGCTAGGGATAGCCACATACGAATAATTGTTTGCAGTCTTTAGTCGATACCGCAACTCATAACCACCAAGTTCAGCAGTGGTGAGAGCCGCGCCATTCTCGCGCTGAGTAGGCGCAACCCAATTAAATTGCAGCGATGGAGCAACAGCACCAGCAGCAGGCGTTTGCGCGATAACAGCACTGCACAACATCGATAAGCACAGCACGAAATAAACCATCAACTTACGCATAACAAACCCCACAAATAATTACGCAACGTGTTGAACAGCAGCAGCCGTATTCAACACACCATTGATAAAAACAAATAATACCCACGCACAAACTAAAACAAGAACTGCCCTAAGCCTGCACATAACACAACCCAATCTCAGCCTCACGGCGCAATACCAAACCGCGCAACACCTTGCCACCACCGCGCACCCACTTACGCAACTCAGCAGGCACAGCATCCCAATCATCCGCATTAATGCGGCGGCGCAATGTCGATTGCTTTAAATTGTTAGCACCAAGATTAAACGCAAAATCAATAATCGCAGCCAAGCGATACGGGCACGTAATGCCGGGGCACAAACGCAACACTGTAGGCATGTAAACCGTCTCAATCATCCACACCAGCAACAACTCAGCGCGCTCTTTAGTGATAGGAGGATCAAGCAGCGTAACGCGAGTACCATCCTCGTAATAGGTCGCGCCATTGCCGATAGTAGGAATGCCCGCAGGGCAAAGGTAAGGCCGCAGATAAGTGCCCTCAAAACGCCGCGCAAGCAGCGCAGCAATAAGCGCAGGGTTATTTCCCACGCTTAGCAAGGTTTCTGTCTGCAACATACAAACCCAAAATCACCGCAAACAATTCTTTCGAGTATTCACTCAAAATAAAACCAGCCGCGATAATCTCAGCAACAATAAATAAAATTGCCAAAGTCGCGAGCAATGGGCGAATCGCACCATTCCACGCATCAATAAAATAAATGCCGGTTTTCTTAGCGGTAGCGCGCGACATATCAGCCCACGCATCCACCTCTAAACGAGAGATATCAGCATCACGCTGCCCCTCAATCGTTTTAATACCAAACTCAGCCTGCAAGCGGATAGATTCAAGATTGCGAGCATGCGCAGCGGAATCAACACGCTCTTGCAGCTCCAACCGAGCCAATTCATGCTTATGCTCTTGCCTCGCAGTAAACCAAGCCGCAACCTCGCCCCAAAGCATTCTAAAAGCCGAACCGCCCAGAAACGAAAGTAAGCCGCCCATTAATCCACCCCAAACTTTTTCTTAACCCAACGCTCCAGGACTTGCTCACCAACGAGCAATGCACGGCTACCCATATGCGATGTAACAGCGATAAACGCAGCCGATAACATGCTGTCGATATTCGCCCACTCACACAAAAAAAACGTAATTAAACCAACACCGATAGAGATAACAATCTCACCGATAAATTCAACAGCTGAATAACGCGGCTTATCCATCAAACGCACGCGGCGAATATAACTTGCAGCACCACCCCAGAGCGACAACACCGCAACCCACGAATACGTGAGCAATTCATAATTGAGCGGGTCTTTCTCTGGCATAGCAAAAAATTCTCAAAAAAAAAGCCCCGTGCGGCGAGGCAACGGGGCAAGCTTACGTCTTAGGAAAAACAACAGGTAAAAATTGCGAACAAAAGCCAGAAAACAAAAAAGGCCGCCTTTTAGGGCGACCTTTTTACATAACTTTGTTCACAATAGCTGAAAATGTACACTTACTGGATTCCACTATGCAAGCACTTTTTTACGCAGCCTGCAAAAATTCTTGTGGAGATGACTGAGAATCTAAATACACATCAACATTCAAAACGAAATCAACCCAGGTATACGCGCACTCATAAAGCCTGGATACCGCAGGGTGGGCGATATTCATTGCATCACCAACAGCCCTAAACGAATACCCACAAACACACGCCAACCAAAGCACTTTAAAAAACTCAGGGCGATGAACTTTAAGCCTCGCCATAGCGCGATCAACTTCCATCGCATCATCATCAGTGATATGCGCAACCTCATAGCCGTCATCATCACGCGCCGATTGCATAATCATTTGCATTGCACTACGCGCCCGTAAATTAAAGCCAGAATCCTGCTTTAACCAAACGCCCCACTCTTGCAATAAAACCGCTGTATTACGCTCGCCCATAACACTCGCCCTCATTATTTTTGCCCGCAGAGAGTTTACTATTTTTTATGGATTTTCTGTTAATTTTTTAACCAAAAGTAATAATAAAACAAAACACGTTTTCCCGTTTTACACCCCGTAATCTTAAAGCTTGTAAGTTATTGATATTTATTAATTTCCCGTAATCCCGTAATCCCGTTTATATAAATCTCGCGTAGAAAAAAATAATTAATAAAAAATCCCGAATCACGTTAAGTTACACGCACACATATATGCGCACGCGAGGCAAAACGTAAAACGGGATTACGGGATTACGGGAAATCTAATGTTTTCAGCGGGTTACAAAAACACTAATCACGGGGAGTAAAACGGGAAAGCGGGATTTATGCGGCTTTTTGATCATAAATATACTCCACTTTGTTCAAAATCTCACTATGACCCTCAACACAAGCACCAAGCCATTGCTCTTGCGTTTTATCATGCGGGCACAAACCAACCACAAAAAACGTAGCTTTCCCTATAAATGTTTTGTAATTGAAATTTAAATCTTTCCGTTTTTTAACTTTACTGCCAATAAACGAAGCGAAATTCTTTGAACCTAAAGAGTGTTCATTATTGATTTTGCACCACGCCGAAAAATATTTAAACAAATCTGAAACGCGAATTGAACCAAATGGCACAGGCATATTATTATGCTCAAGCGCGCCACGCTCCCACTCATTATAAAAAACCTCCCAAACAGCGCGACCATGCTCAATCAAACGCTCTTTAGCCTCAGTCATTGGTGGTTCAGTATGCTCATCGAATGGGTAAGACTCATCATCGTTTTGCATTTTAGTGTCAAGCAGGAATTGATAAAATGCAGCTGCACCACCCTCTTTTAAATCAGCATCTACACCACGCTGCAATTCTTCGTAGAGCTTTGTTTCTGGCCATATCACCAAAAATCGTCTATCGCTTGGCTCAACA